GCCGGCGTGTTTCCCCACCCGAAGGCGGTGCCGGGGTCGATCACTGTAATCTCGTTGCCGTACTTATCTGCGCTGTAGTTGCAGTAGCGGGTGGACTCCTGGGAGTAAGACCCGATCCTGTGCCTTACGATCTCATGGGTTACGCCTCTGTCGCAGATGATGTCTGCCGTGACGGAACAATGCTCGATCACGGACAGGTGGCCTCTCTTTATCAGATTGCGGACGAATGTCTCATAACTGTCATCTGTGATCTTATCCTCTGATTTGTAGCAGGTCCGGCCGATGCGCTCGATGGCCTTCAGCATGTCGATGCCGTACTTCCATGCGAGGGGCTGACCATTCACATAAAGACGTGTGCTGGGATTGATAATCTTCATTTCTGTTCCTCCTTTACATGAACGCCACGGGGCAGCCGTCGTCTGCGCAGCTACGGAGATACCTTGCGAACCGCTCACACATAGCAATCCCTTCCGTGTTCCTGCTGGCACCCTTGCAGGCCTTCCATGCCCGCCCCGGCTCCTTGTATCTCACATATCCGTGAACAAGGAAGCTGTACTCTGCCACCTGGTCGCACTCTACGTTAATGGGCCAGGCCTGCTCGTACTGGGTCCGGCCGATCTTCCACTTCATCACCTTGTTGTTGTACTCGAAGCTGAAATTGCGGTAGAAGTGATAGGCGTACGACTTCTTGTAAGGGGTATTCTTTCCAAGGATCACCTGGCCGGACCTGTCGCAGATCACCTTGCCGCGGCTGTTGCGGTAGAACATATAGCCAGTGCCCCTGCGGTCGGCGCCCAGCTTCACAACGAAGGCGACGTCCATGCCGCTCTCCCTCATGAGCTGCGTGGCCTTGGTCTTAACGGCCGCCGGCGCGGTGGTTGCCGCCTGGGCCGGAATGGCGGACACCATAATGATCAGTGTGAGTAACAGTGCTGTAAGTTTTTTCATTCTTCTTCCTCCATATAATCGGTGACCATGTCGTCCATGTAATTCAGCTGCTCCGGCATGGATCCGTACAGCTCTCCGTCCAGGCCGATCAGTTCGTCCGCCTTGTTCAGATACCACTGGGCCTTGCGGAGGTCCTCCTGGCCGTTCTTGTTCTTGTGCCTCCAGAGATATTTGAAGGCGTTGCAGAGGCAGAAGTCTGCCACCGCCTTCTTGCCAAAGGCGATCTGCATGGCTTCGATGCACTCGATAGATGTCTGGCCCTCGTAGTGGGCCGGGTGGTTTACGTTGTCCATTTCTTTCCCTCCTCTCTTGCTTTCTTCTGCCAGTATTCCGTTTCCTTCTGCCCTGCCAGCTTCCCCGACACCAGGGAGCAGTACAGCAGGACCAGGATGAAGGCCAGGGCCAGCAGGGCCAAAAACTTTATGATCATGCTTATCCCTCCTTTTTCTGTTTCTTGTTGTCGTCCTCGTTGTAGCCGATCTCATCCATCAGCGCCATGACGACAGTCATAATAAATTTCTCAGTATGCTTCGGCACTCCGAAGCCGATGTAGCGCCTGGCGATGTAGTCCATGTCGCGCAGGGCCTCGCCAAACTGATCATCGTTCTGACAGTCGGCATATTTTTTAAAGACCCGCCACACGTCGGAAATGAAGTGCCAGTAGAACTCCATCATTGCCGCAGCTCCTCGATCCGGATCCAGATGCCCGGGATCTCCGCCCAGAATTTTTCCACAATCTCTGACGCCACCAGGCAGTCGTCCTCCCAGAAACCGACCTTGGTCATGCAATCCTTCAGGAGCTTCTGAAGGTTGTCCGTGTCCGGCCTCGTGATTCGGTAGGCTCCATCCGGATGTCCTCCTCTGGGGAAGCACCACTTGACCATCAACCGGATGCCGGTTTTGAACTTCCTGTGCCCGGACCTGTGCTGGGCCAGGAAGGCCGTCAGCTTCTGCCGGGCCTGTTCGACCTCCGGCGGATCGTAGAACACCGGCTTACCGTGGATCACTCTGACCTGGTGCATTTGTGCCGTTGTAGTCGGCGGGTCCATCGGCATGAAGAACTGATAAAATCGCTCATCTGCATTTTTGTTGTTTTTGTTCATGTCTCCATCCTTTATTAGTCACGAGCGTGGGGAGGAAGTCGTCGGCGTAAGCATTCGCCGACTTTCTTCCTACCCGTGACGGGTCCCGTGAGGGAACGGAACTACCAGTTACCCTACGTAGTAGGGTAAGGTCAGTTCCTTCCCTCTGAGGGAACGGAATTGACCATGGTCAGTTCCCTCAGTTCCGTTCCCTAGGGAACAGGGAACTGACCGTAATTTTTAGTTCTGTTCCCTCGTGCAGGGAACGGAATTGACCATGGTCAGTTCCCTGTGTTCCCTGTTCCCTCTTTGGCGTAAACCAGCCCGTCCTTTATGTAAAAATGTTGCGTTCCGCCCTTGCCTATGTAATTCCGGACGCCCTTCTCTGTGCTCAGACCCCAGGCCTCCATGACATCCTTCAGCGGGATTCCGTCCTTGCCATCATTGTCAAAGACCAGGTTAGCGTGGGCCATGATCCTGTCGTTCAGCACCTTGTCACTCTTCTGCTTGTTCTTCTTCTTCCGGGCCTCAGATGCTTTCTGCCACATCGGCTTGACCTCTTCCGGATCAATATCCTGCAGGATTCCGCCCTCGTCGTCGATGCGGTGCACAGGGTATTCGAACCACAGGTTCACCGGTTTGAACGCCGGGAACTCTCTGAGGGTACCCTCGATTCGCCAGGCCGTCCTGCTCATGGCCTCCTTGCGGGCCTTGTCTGCCAGTGCGCTGCACTCTGCTATGGAGCCCGCTCCAGGCACCGCCCAGCCGCCTGGCTTCGCCAAATGGCTGTCACACCACGCTTTCATCTGCACGGCGCTCAGCTGGTCGTCGGGCCCCGGCAGCTCCATATGGTGGGCCCTCAGGTACTCGACCCTGGCCATGCACTCGGCTTTGTCCGCGATGGTCTTCTGCTGATCGTCGTCCAGTGGCAGCTGAATCATGTCCAGGAGCGCGTCCGGATCCCTGGCGAAAACGCCTGAGCCGGATGCCCGGTCCATTGACTTCTTACCGCCCTGGGCGCCTTTCGAATGGTGGTGACAGTAGATCACCGCGCACCTGAGCTCTGTGCAGACCTTATCGAACTGGTTGCAGAAGGCCGCCATCTGGTCAGCGCTGTTCTCATCGCCCGTGATGACCTTGTAGATCGGGTCGATGATGATCGCCACGAAATCCCGCTTGGATGCTCTTCTGATCAGCTTCGGCGCCAGCTTGTCCATCGGCACCGACTTGCCTCGCAGGTTCCAGATCTCCAGGTTCTTGATGTTCCTGGGTTCCAGTCCGAGAGCGCTGTAGGCGTCCTTGAAGCGGTGCAGGCAGGATGCCCGGTCCAGCTCCAGATTGACGTACATGACCCGACCTTTGGCGCAGTGCCATCCGAGCCAGTCCAGGCCTTCTGCGATTGCTATGGCCAGCTGTATCTGCAGGAAAGACTTACCCGCTTTACTGGGCCCGGCGATCAGCATCTTGTGACCCTTCCGGAGCACGCCGCTGATCAGCTCGTCGGCCAGCGCCGGCATGTCGTCCCAGTAAGATGCCAGGCTCTCGATGTCCGGCAGATCGTCGTTGATGCCTTCGATCCATTCCTGCCATTCCGTCCAGGACGCTTTGCCGATGTTTTTATCGACGATGTACTGCCGGTTCTCGCCCCGAATGATGCCTGGCATTCTCGACAGCCTTGACGGGTTCCTGTTCTGCGTGTCGATCTCCATGCCGTTCTTCTTGCATACGTCATAGAGATAGTTGACCCGCTTCTTGTACTCCGCGTAGTCGGCCGCATCGATCCGGACGATGGCGTGCAGGCTCTTGCCTCCAGAATGGACCAGGATGGCAATAGGCAGCTCCAGTTCACGGATGATGGCGTTCTGCCGCTCGATGGGCATGTTGTCCGACTCCACCAGGGCGTATCTGTATTCCGTAACGTTCTCATTCCGGGTGTAGACCCCGTCCAGCGGGTTGAAGCGTATCCAGGCGCCACCGATCTTGGAATAGTCTCCGATGACGTTGCAGATGTCGTCTGTCTTCCGGAGCTCCTCGATCAACTGACCGGCAGTCCTGTCATAGTGCCCGTTGTTCTTCGGGACCCATTTCTTCTGACCGTCGGCGTTCGTTTTTTCAAAGGACTCTGTCACGTAGCCGACCTTCTCGTCAGCGTTGAACAGGGTTTCCAGGTAAGTGATCAGCTCCTGCTTCGGGTTCCATTTGTCCGGCTCTGCGACCTCCCGGTCCTCGATCCAGTTACGGTCCACCACGATGGTGTCTCCCCATCCGAGCTCATGGCCCGGATCAGAAGACGCTGCAGGCTTCCACCCAGCCTCCTGGGCCAGATGGATGATGGTGCCTCCGGTCCTTGGTTCCGAGGATCCGTGGAAGCTGTTCCACTTTTTCTGGCACTCCCCGGCGTGATAGCGGGCAGGATCCTTTAGGCTCCACGACTCCCAGTCGTCCGGGGAATAGCCCTCGTGCTTGAGGGCCATCCCCACGTCACACCATTCCTGGTATGTCAGACTGGCTGGGTCGATATAGTTTAAGATTTCAAGTAGATCTGTTTTATGTTCCATAATTGCTCATACCTGATATAGCATCCCAGTCGGGCCATTCCTCGGCCGCGGGCGTCGGCGGCACATATGTCTGAGGGTCTACCCCCTTCGGAGCTCCGCGCCACCCTCCGGCGGCGATCCGGCTGATCATGTTGGAGGCCGCGTCAAAACTCCATGTCCCGACATGCTGGAAGCCGTAAGTCTCAAGCCTCCGGATCTGCTTCGGGGTGGCGAGCTGCTTATGCTGCCTGTCGTGGAGCGCGTCCAGGATCTTGCCCGCCTCGCCGGCAGTCTTGATTTCATCCGGGTTGATTCCCAAATGCTCAAGGTCGCCCTTTTGCTTATCACTGATCGGTGCCAGCTCCGCTCCAAAGGCGGGCTTGTAGTTGATCAGATCCAGCGACTGGATGCTCATCGCAAACTGCAGAGGGTCCACCAGCTTCTTCTTGCGCTTCTGCATGAGCGCAAGCTGTTCGGCCAGTGCTTCCTCGCGCTTCCGCACGGTATCCTGTTCGGCCTGTTCTTCGGCTGCTACAATGTCCCATTCTTCCCCGGCCTTGTCCTCCAGATTTTTCGTCATCTGCTGACCGACCTCGTCGTCTTCGGCGATCAGCGCGGCGGGCCTGCACAGGTCGTGCCTGGTGGTCATCCACAGGAAGTCCAGCAGGAGCAGGTGCGTCTTGCCCTCCGCCAGGCGTGTGCCTCTTCCCACCATCTGGCAGTACAGCGCCCGGATCTTCGTCGGCCGGAGGACTACGATGCAGTCCACTGTCGGGCAGTCCCAGCCTTCCGTCAGAAGCATGGAGTTGCACAGCACGTCATACTCGCCCTTATCGAATGCCTCAAGAACCTGGGCCCTGTCGTCGCTCTCACCGTTGACCTCTGCGGCCCGGAAGCCGTGCTCGATCAGAATGTCTCTGAACTTCTGACTGGTCTTGATCAGCGGAAGGAACACCACCGTTTTTCTGCCGGCACAGTACATCGTCATTTCTGTGGCGATCTGCTCCAGGTACGGGTCCAAGGCCGTTCCGATGTCTCCTGCCTTGAAGTCTCCGGAGCTGATCCCCACGCCGGAGATGTCCAGCTTCAGAGGAATGGTCAGCGCCTTGATCGGACACAGATACCCGCTCCGGATGGCCTGCGGAAGTGTGTACTCGTAGGCCAGGCTCTCGAAGAATGTACCCAAGTCCTTCATGTCGCCCCTGTCCGGTGTTGCTGTGACGCCAAGCACGTTGGCCCCGCTGAAGTGCTGCAGAACTGTCTGATAGGACGGACTGACAGCATGATGGGCCTCGTCCACGATGATCGTGTCGAAGTAGTCCGGAGCGAACTTCTGGAGCCTCTTGGGGCCCATAAGGGTCTGCACAGACCCCACGACCACCCGGAACCATGACCCTATGCAGGTCTGCTCTGCCTTTTCGACAGCGCATCCGAGGCCCGTCGCCTTTTTCATCTTGTCGGCCGCCTGGTCCAGGAGCTCGCCCCGGTGTGCCAGGATCAGGACCCTTTCGCCCTGCCTCACGAGCCCCTGGGCTAACTTGCAAAACACGATGGTCTTGCCGCATCCGGTAGGAAGGACCAGGAGCGTGGTTCTCACGCCCCGGTTCCATTCCTCCTGGATCGCCTCGATGGCCTCTCTCTGGTAGGGCCTTAACTCCATGGCTGCCATTGCTTACTCCTGTGCGTAGAGCCGGTCGATGGCGTTGTATTCGTTGTTTGCCTTTTCGCCGGTTCCTCTTGTGTGCTTCAGCTTCAGCCTTCCGGATCTGCCGGGAAGCGCGTTGAAGTTCAGCGGGCAGGGCTCGCCTTTCTTCTTCAGACCGACACTGGAGAACAGCTGGGACAGCTTCCACTCAAATTTGCTGTGCAGAAGGTAGTTCTCGCGGACCGTCACATCGCCCTGATCGGAATGGATCTCGAAGTAAACCACTGCCATATTGCAGGGAGGCATCTTGTCAGATCCCTGGCTTCTGGTCCTGTCGAACTTCGAAATCGTAAAGTTGTAGTCTCCGGGAGGGAGCAGGATGTAATCACTGCCGTCGGCAGTGATCGTGTCACCGTCCCAGGAGAACTCCCGGCCCTCGTCACCGGCAGGCTGCTGATAGCTCTGCTGGTAGCCACCGTTCTGCTGATATCCGCCCTGCTGGTAGCTCTGCTGATAGCCACCCTGCTGGTTGTTGTTACCACCTACATTCCATGCCATATGTCATGTCCTCTCTTTCTTAGTTAAAAGGAAGTTCTTCCTTTTCTTTTGCTTCGTTGATTGCTTTTCTGATTTCTGTCCACTGAGGGACCAGGAAGCCGTCGATAATGGAGACCCCGTCGTTGACCAGCTTCGTGTACTCCCGGACGGGCATCTGAGGGTCAACATAGCCCCATGCCGCCAGAAGGTTCTGAATGTCCCACTCGCCGATGTTGTCATTGACCATCAGATCTCTGAGGTTCTTCGGGATCGCCGGATCTACCTCGTATCCAGGAAACGCCTGCGGGCTTTCCTTCTTTTCTGCAGGCTTTTCTGCGCTCTTGTCTGGCGCCGGCTTAGATACGGGCTGTTGCTTGCTCTCGCCGAGAAAGTCCATTGCATTTCCCTGGCCGATCACCTGCGCCTTGTCCGGATCGGGGCCCTGTACAGGTTCCTGCATGGGAGCTGCCTGCTGTACCGGTGCGGCTCCGCCTTCGATCACGGCCCGGATGCCTTCGTAGTCCAGCGGGAGCATGTCCGGCAGGCCGTAGCGGTTCTTTGCGTCCCAGCACGGATGATGGGATGTGTACATGACTCTCTGACCGCCCTGAGCTTTTGCCTTGGAGTTCTTGTCAGCCTTGACGGCAAAAGTCTTGTAGTTTGCAAAGAGCACCATGTTGGCCCATTCCTTTACCAGGGGCGCCACCTGCTTGGAGAGTTTCATCTCCCAGCGGTCATAAGCTCCCAGCTCGTCGGGCTGCTCAAACTTGCGCATCTGTGCGTGGGCCGTCAGCACCACATTGGTGCCGTTGTTGGCGATGTCCGTCAGATCGTTCAGAAGCCTTCCGAACTCTTCCCTCAGGTATGTGTAGCCCTTACCATAGCCGAAGCCCTCGATGCTGTTGACCTGGCCTGCCTTGCAGACATGTGCCTCGCATGCGTGCTCGGCCCAGTCGGCTGTGTCGATGACCAGCGTCTGACAGAGCTGCGGGTTCCTCTTGACCTCGGAGACCTCATCCCGGAGCATCTGCCAGGACGTAGGCTCCGGAAAGCGGGCCACGTCATAATCATTTGTGGAGCCTTCTGTGTCGATAAAGACCGCACCGGGGAAGTGTGCGGCGAAGGTCGTTTTTCCGATGCCCTCAGGGCCGTAGATCACGACTTTTTTTGCTGTGGGGACAGGTCCCCTGCTGATTGTGAATGCCATTACTTATTACCTCCAATCTTCCAGCCGCCGGTCATGGGCTTCGGCGCGGCGGGCGCTGTTTCTGTTGCTTCTTCATAGCCGGCACTGATTCCGGTGCCATCTTCGATGATGATGGAGCACTCGTCTCCGGTGCTGACTCTGGTGGCAATGACCTGCAGACCTTCCTTTTCAAGCCATGCTCCGAACTCCTTCAGCGTGTTCAGATCCATCTGCTCCAGCTTGTCCATAAGCACGAATCCGCACTCGGGATTGAGCTTGCGAACGATGGCCGTTGAGACGATCAGACGCTGGGAGCCGGACATGTTGTCCCATCTCTGGCCCCGGTAGATCAGTTCGCCGTCCTCGATGCTCAGTCCAGGCAGAGGCAGATCGGCACCATCCAGCAGCTTCTTGCGGGCCTCTCTGATCTCGTTGATCTTGACGGTCAGCTGGTCGTAGGCTTCTCTGTAGCCCTTGGCGTCCTCTTCAGCCCTCTCCTTGTCCAGGTTGGCCCTGACCTTCCGGTTGATCTCATCGATTTGTGCCAGGTTCTGCTCCAGCTCCGCGGTGGACTCCATTTTCATCTCGGCGGGCGTCTTTTCGCTGGCACGGACCTGCTCCATGATGGTCTGCTTGTCCTGCTTCAGTGCCAGGATTCTCTTCTGCAGGTCTTCGATCTGATCGTCGATTCTCATACTCTTGTCTATCAGAGCATCGTGATCGCGCTGCCACTGCTGACGCTGGGCGTTCCTTACGAGGATGTCCTGCTGTTTCTGAATCAGCTCCGACGCGCTGATCAGCTCCTTGGGTGCGTCCGGATAGTAGGGCTGATTGGCTGCATACTTCTCTTTCGTGTCCGCGGTCCTGCCGGTGACGGTGCGCTCAGAAAACAGCTCCTTCTCCTTCATGTCCATGGCGGCCAGCTGATCGCCGACGCCGATGATCTTGAGCAGTGTGTTGGCTTTGTCCTTTGATGACGCATCAAGGAACTTTGGCAGGTCCAGCGCCAGGGTGCTGACGAAACTGTCCAGAAGTGTCTGCCCTGCCTTCTGGCCCGTCGGGTCCGTGACCTTGAGGGCCGCGTTCTTGCCCTTGCGCTCCACCACCAGGCCGTTGCTCATAACGATCTTGATGGTGCCAGGATTGACGGAACCTTCCCGGCTGAACTTTGAGGGCCTGTACTTCTCGCCGCCAAGTGCGTAAGCGATGGCATCCAGGACTGAGGTCTTTCCCTGGCCATTGTCTCCGCCCAGGATCGTGAGCCCGGTGGCGTCCGGCTTTACCTTGACCACCTTGACCCGCTTTACGTTTTCGATTTCAAACTTGCTTATTGATACAGACATCAGCTTTTTGCCTCCTTTTCATTTTCGATGTAATAGCAGCTGCACTCCCCGTCGTACTTGATGGAATATGTATGGTTGAGCCATTCGGTCCTGTATCTTTTTTCTTCAATGCCAGGATCGGGTGTGACGGTGAAGTATCTCACATGTTCCGATTTGCGGTGAAGCCGCTTGAATGCTCTGCTCTTTCCGTTTTTTTCTTTGCTGAAAAGGAAATAAATCCTATCGCGTTTAATCGCGAGACTGGAAACCCTGATGTAGTTGAAATCTTCTACGATTTCGTGTGCTTTGTTTAAAAAAGCAAAACGCATGCAGTCTCTACCATATCCGTTTTTGTTGATGGTAATTTTTACATCATAGTTTCTTTTAAGGCCACCGCGGTCCACATGGATGTCCTCCGGTGGAAAAATCTTAATAAGTTCTTCAGGTGACATTTTCCTTCCTTTCTGATCAGTGTTATACTGATCTTGAGCTTCTGATTTGCCCCGCGGGATCCTTCCTCCCAAGGGGCTTTTTTATTGGTACTTCCTCGTGCCGTCCTTCACCGTGCTGTGGGCAACGCTCCGAATGCAGTGATTCTTGATCTGATTGATCGCATCCGACGTCTGCTGGAGCTTCCGGCGCTCATCACGGTAGGCACTGTTTTGTGCCTCGTATGCCCTGTAGGGCTCACACTCTCCGTGACATCCTACATGCCGCATCGGGCAGTTCCTCCCGCAGGGAGGCTTCGGCCTCTTCATGCCTCGCGGAGATTTGTCACATCTCCCCATGCCGACCAGCTCTCCCTGTAGGCCTCGTCCCGTTCGATCTCCCTCCGGAGCCGGATCCGCGCCGTGATGCGTCCGATCAGCATCCAGAGCAGGAAGACCACGCACAGGATGATGCCGATAAGTGATGCTATCTGTACGATGTTCATTTGCTTTCCTCCTTCAGCGGCCGGCGTTCCGTCACGGTCCCGTCCGGGCCGTACACGACGATGTAGCCGCCGCCGTCTTCGTTCTTTGCCAGCATCTCGGTGCCGCCGTACTTGCGCGCATGGCGCTGGGTCCTTGCTCCTGCTATGTTGGGATCCTGTGAGGCCCATACAGCAGACTTGCCAAGCTGGATGTAATACGTTACCGCCATAGCTGCACGACCTCCGAAATTTCCTCCGGCGTGAGCGCCAGGACTTTGACGTAGTCCCGGAGGACCCCCATCGGGATGGACCCGGGGTTCTTCTTGTACCGCATCCATGTCGGATATGTGACGCCCAGGCGCTGAGCCAGGACTGTGTTGTTCAGCCCGGTCCGGGCCATGTAGATGGTGTTGCGCTTCTCGAAGCTGTCCGAGATAAACCCTGATCTCGGCATTGACGTTCCCTCCCTTCTTACTTCTCGATGCCCTCCTCTTTAAGAGCCTTCATGAGCCTGTCGGTCTCGCTTTTTACCACCGCCAGAGCCTCGGAAAGTGTGTGGAAACCGTCCATCAGCTTGTTGGCAATAATTTTGCTCACGGATAAGGCTGATTGCCTGTCCCATGGTCCCGCAGAATCCCAAAAGCGTGTCCCTGTTCCTCCCTTTTTCATCAATTTTCATTGGGCCACGGCGTACAATGTAATTGATGCATCCTTTGGCGTTGTCGATTTCGATGTAATAATCGTCAATGACTTTAATCAACGTGAACCTCCTTTCCGTTTCCTTTACGAAACTTCTTCTGTAAAAAAAATACCCATGGGGCTTTCAAGCTTCAGATAGTTGATGATGGCTTGGATTTCTCCCTGGGTAAATTCGGTATCGCCCCGGAGCCGTCTGTACCATGCGCTCGGCTTCATGCCGATTGCGTCACAGATCATGTCAGCAGTGACTTTTCTTACCTTCATTTCATATTCAAGTCTAGCTCTGTTCACTTTTTCACCTCCTTCCTTATTCCATGAAATCAAATAGTGTTGGCTGTGATGCTTCGATCTCTGCATTTTTTACATTCTCTACTGCGCAATCGAAATACGATTTTTTGAGCTCGATTCCAATTCCACGTCTTCCCATAAGGATTGATTGATACACTTCTGAACCAATGCCAAGAAATGGAGTAAAAACAATGTCGTTCGGATTCGTATAGAGTTTTACCAGCCGCTCAATAACTGGAAGCTGTAACGGGCAAATATGCCTTTCATCACGGCCATCACGAGCCATTCTTACGTTGAGCGTGTCGCTCTGGTTAATATCCCACCATACCGGGGAATGGTCATACTCCCAGATCGGGCTTGCTACGTTCTGCCATTCGCTAACAGGGTAGGTGTCGTTTGTGTGCGTCACTCGCTCCGGGTTGTCTCCCGGTTTTCTCATGATAACCACATAATCAGGTATGCCCATTCTGCTCATGCAGCTATCCTTTTTGATCTGCTTATGCAGAAGTCCGAGCGCCTTTGTCCTCTGCATGGCCGTGACTGGATTCTTCCAGATGCAAACCTCTGCGTGATAAATGAATCCTACTGACTGGAACTCTCGGATCAGTTCGCCCCTGAAGTCTTTGATCCCGATAAAGCCATCTCTTTCTTTTGATGTCGGAAGGTTCATGCAGTGCACGGCCATCATTCTTCCGGGTTTTAAGATTCTGAACAGTTCGGTTGTTAAAAAATGGAAGTGTTCAAAGAATTGCTCATCGGTCTTGCTGTTTCCGAGGTCCCTGTCGCTGTTGCTGTATGTGTACAGAGATGAAAAAGGAGGACTGTAAATCTCAAAGTGCATTGATTCGTCTGGAAACGCTTTTATGAGCTCTACGCTGTCTCCGTTGTAAAGAGCGCATCCATTTCCGATATATTTGTTTACGCAATCCATTCTGGTATCACCATCCTCTCTTCTGGATCATACGTATCTGTGATTCTTGTCGTGTGTTTAATTTCGCTCATTGTTACATCGTGCATGAGTGATATCATGTTGTCTTGCATCTTATCCATTTGAGCTTGTTTTCGTTTGATGTTATCCAGCACATTCAGCTCGGCTTCGGAAATAGCTATATACACATTGACCTCATGATCTTGACCATACCTCCAGCACCTACGAACCGCTTGATAGAACATTTCATAACTATCAGAAATCCCGCAGAATATCATGTTGTGGCACGTTTGGAAATTCATGCCGAATCCGTATATAGATGCTTTTGATACAAGTGCGTGTATTTTCCCTTCGGCAAAGTCTATGGCGGTCTTGGCTTTGTAATCTGGATCGTCAGCACCGACAACCTCAACACTATCGTTCACGGCTTCTTTCAGCGCTTTTGATTCTGCATTAAAATCGCACCATATAAGCCACTGCTCGTTAGAATTGTCCACAAGCTTTTTGACAACGTCTATGCGCTTGCTCATAGACTCTTTTCTTGCCGCCCTTCTTTCTGATAACGTTTCTGCCCTTATGGCAATTAACATTCCTTCCTGTGGCGGGCTTGAAACTATCTTTTCAATCAGATTTAGCTTCGGAAGCATGAAGCCATCATTTGTATATCCGAGGTCTGCCGGGCTTCTAACGCATATCGCCCATGTTGCTACCCACTCCCAGAACTTTTTCTCTCCGTATCCTTTAAGCCTCCATTTTGAAGTATCACTTCCGTCATGGATAAAATACGTTGCCAGCATTTCTGTCCGGCTCATAATTCCGAGAAACTCTGCATGGTTGCCAATTTCGCTCTGATCGTTTGGGGATGGTGTCGCTGTGCAAGCTAACTTGTATGGTGTCCGCTGGAACTTATCAATTAACAGGTTCCGTGTTTGAGAAGTGAATGATTTTAAGATGGAGCTTTCATCGAGAACAACGCATATAAAAGCATTCGCATCAAAGTGATCCAGCATTTCATAATTGGTGATATTGATGCCGCCCCTCACATCTCTATGCGTTCTACAGACATTTACGGCAATTCCAAACTTCTGCCCTTCTTTTTTTGTCTGATTCACAACTGATAACGGGGCAACCACTAACGCATTGCCGCCAGTTTTTTTTACTACCTGATGCGCAAATTCAAGCTGCATCATCGTTTTTCCAGTTCCGCAATCAGAAAAAATAGCCGCTTTGCCTTTTTGAATTGCCCATTTCACAATATCTCTTTGAAACGGAAAAAGCATAGGATTTAGCTTATCAGGCGATACCTTGAAACCAGAGTTGATTGATTCAATCTCTTTTGTCTTCAAAAATTCTTTGTAATTCATTTTCGCCTTCCTAAAAATTAGAGGGACATTGCTGCGGATATGCCCCTCATTGTCTAAGAATAAAGATTACTTTTTTCGCTTTTCCTCCCGCAGGAAGGATATCCTCCTTTCTGTATAAAAATATTTGTTTCGTTTAGGAAACCCGACAAGTAAAAGATACCACAGATACCACCTCCAGTCAATGAAAAAGTTTCGTTTAATAAACATTTTTTGCTTAACATGAGATTACATTTACATTAAATGAAACATTTCTTATAATTAAGGTATCGAAAGGGAAACTTTCAAAGGAGGGAAATTATGAGCAGCATTGGAGAGAAAATCTACAAATTGAGGTCGGAAAGAGGACTTACACTGGAAGAGCTGGCACAGAAAATCGGTGTTGGGAAATCCACCGTGCAGAAGTGGGAGACTGGTTCCATTAAGGAGATGAGAAGAGACAAGATACAAGCCTTAGCAGATGTGTTGGGTGTATCGCCGGAATTCTTTTTCGACATTTCGAAGGATGAACAGTATTACACGGATGACGAAGCCAGGGAAATGATAGAGTTTCTGAAAAACAATAAGGATTACAAGGTCCTTTTTGATGCAATCAGAACTATCCGGCCTTCAGACATTGACAGCGTAAAGGAATTCATAGAAGAGAAAAATGGTAACTGAAGAAGAGATTAAGACAGTAGTAGCAAAGATGCCCACTAGTATCAGGGCATATGTAGTATTGAAAGATGACCATTATACCGTTGTCATCAATGACCAGTTAAGCCCTGTGGCAAAGATGCGCGCCTACCGGCATGAGGTCAACCACATCATGAATGGGGACTTCGAGCGGTCCTGCAGCGTGGACCTGATCGAGATCCGGGCGCACAGCGCTGCAGAATAAAAAAGGCCCCCGGACCGTGGGCGCGGTCCAGAGGCAGAAAAAAGATCGAGTATCATGGAGATTATACCATGGGAAAACCGAAAAAGCTACCCTCCGGCTCCTACCGGATCAGAGTCTTTATAGGCCGGAGTGCCGACGGAAAGCAGATCATAAAATCTATCACGGCCCCAACAGCTAGGGAGTGCAAAGCACTGGCGGCCCAGTATGAGGCAGAGCACAGGAGGCCGTCAGGGACCACGGTGGAGGGCGCCCTGAAGGCTTTTATGGAGGAAGCCAAACCAACACTAGCCCCCGGCACTATCCGCGGCCACAACGCCTATTTGAAGGCCTGGCAGAAGTTTCCTCGCCTTATGAACTCCCGACCGGATGATGTGCAGGCTTCTGACATCCAGCAGGCCGTGAACGCCATGGCCAAGGAGCTGACGCCTAAAGGCAACGTCATCAGCTCCAAAACGATAAAGGAGCGCTACCATTTCCTGGCCAAGGCCCTCCGGAAGTATCACGTGAATCTGACAGACGTCCGGCTCCCGGCGAAGACCAGGAACGAGATCGACGTCCCCGACGACACCAGGATGAAGGCGATCTTCGCGGCGGCAAAGGGCACGGCTCTGGAAGTCCCGATCATGCTGGCAGCTATCGGCGGGCTCAGACGGGGCGAGATCTGCGCGCTCCGATGGCCGGAGGACTTCTCTGGGAACGTGCTCCACGTGCATGCAGACATGGTTATCAATGAAAATAATGAGTGGGTCATAAAGGAAATGCCGAAGACGTATGAAAGTAACCGTTTCGTGGAGATGCCTCCGCAGGTCATTGATCTGATCCGGGAGCAGGGCTTTGTCTGCAATCTCCACCCGAACGCCCTGACGGCCAGGCACTCCCGCTTTTTGAAGCGGAACGGCTTCCCGCACAGCCGTTTCCACGATTACCGCCACCACATGGCCAGTGCCCTGCATGCCGCCGGCGTGCCGGATCAGTACATAATCCAGCGTCTCGGCCACTCCGGGGACTCCACCCTCAAGAGAGTCTACCGGCATACACTGGAGGACCATGAGAAGGCAGCCGTCACGGCCACCCTGGAGCACTTCGGCGAGCTCATCGTGTCAACAGACGTGTCAACAACGGACTAAAAAATATGATAAACATCTATCATATCTGATAAATTTCCCTCCTTCCGAAACAAGAAAAACCCCCGAAAAAGCCTGTATTTAAGCCTTTTCGGGGGTTTTCCTATAGATGCCGGCAGTCGGGGTCGAACCCGCTCCTGTGGGCCAAAAAGCCAAGTAATTAAGCCAAATCTGCGTGCCCGTGTCAACTTGCGTGTCAACTACTTAAAAAAGCGGGAGCCGTAGCCCCCGCTTATGCAAAACGCCTTCCCGGGGAGGTGTCATGCTCACTTGATCTTGACGTAGCCTCCGCAGTTGATCCATCCGTTCCAGACCGTGTCGAACTTTGGCGTCCTGGATGCTGCCGGGATGTGCCGGCAGATGTCCACGAGGTCAACAAAGCGGGTGCCGCGCTTTCCGCTGTCCACCAGCAGGGCCTTCTTGCCGTTCGGCGTGAGGGCCATGAGGACCGCGAAGTGGTTGGCGTCCGTGTAGGTGTTGTCCTCGCGGCCTCCGCCTCTGGGCCTGTCCTGGAGAGCCACGATGACCGGGCGGCCGCTCCGCAGGTGGGCCGAGATGTCGCTGACCACGTTCTCATTGTCCAGGGCGCCCTTCACCCACGTGTAGCCGATGTTGTAGCTGTCGAGGATCTTGAGGCCCTGGCCTGTACTGATCGGGCACTTGCTCCCGCCTGTGAGCTCTTCCAGTCTGTTGGCTTTGAAGGGTGCCGGCATGACGGAGCTGTCCGCCCTGAGGGCTACAATGGCCAGATAGGAACAGAGCCCGCAGCCGGATCCGCTGATATTGTCAACGCCCTGGGCGCCCTGAGGGTAGCCGTAGACGGTCTTCACTCCCCACGCCGTGGGGACGCCTTCGATCACGTAGCGCTTGCCGCCCTTGTCCTTCCGGATCGCGATGTCCTCGCAAACTGCATGAGGGGCCATGCTGTCCACCCAGAACTGCACAAGGTCGTAGTCTTCGCCCAGCTTGGCCCTCCTGGCGTCCCCGGAGCCGTACTCGCCGCGCCAGACAGCCTTGGCCGTCTCCACGGCCCAGTTGACTTTGTTCTGGGTTTCTTCGTAGTAATCGCCCAGGAGCTCCTTCCTGGCATCGCCGCGGCCCGCCAGGCCCATGGAGACGTACACGGCCATGCGGCGGATCAGCTCCGCCCGGTCTGTCAGCAGCTCCACCAGGGAGACCGCGTCGCTTGCTGTCAACTTGTTTTCCAGGATAATTTTCACAAGATCCATCATAATACCTCCAGCATGGCCCGCCACGTCTTGGCGCCGACGATGCCGTCTGCCGCCAGCTTGTGGACGCTCTGCCACTCTCTTACGCATGTGTCGGTATGGGCCCCGAATACGCCGTCCGTGGACAGTGTGAAGCCCTCAGAAAGCAGGATCGTCTGCATGACCCTGACCGCTCTGCCTGTGCAGCCCTTCCGGAGCTCCGGGAGCTCCGCCGATACACTCACCATAACTCTTACCTCGCTTTCTCCTGTCAGCTTCTTCCAGTCCTCTGCCGTTCCATAGAACACGTCGGCATCCAGGTCTCCGCTGTAGCCCTTCAGGTGCATGTTGGAAGTGTACTGGAAAATTGCCGCTTCTTTATACGGACTGATGCCGCTGCAGGTCTGATCCGGCTCGAAGGCAGTATATTCCCGCTCGCTGGCGTAGGCAGCTACCCAGAGCGGATACCCCGCTTTGCAGATCTCCCCGAGAGTGTGGACCATGCTCTGCTGAGTGTAGATCAGCGGCGTCACGCCGGTGCGCTCCTTTACCCTGTCCAGGAAGGCCTTGGCGTATTTCGGCCCTACGGCGAAGCCCATGTCCTTGTTCTCATAATCGAGCGCCAGCGCACAGGTCCCCAGGTAGGGCTCCACCTGGTCGTAGAAATAGTCTGCTTCCTTTACGGCCCCGGCGGCCTTGCTGTCGTTGTTGAGGAAATGATAGGCCATCCACGGGATCCCGGCGGCCGTCAGAGCGTCGGCCCACGGTTCGAAGCTGTCATTCACGGAGCTAGCGCCTCTGGAGCATTTGATGATCACGCCGTCGATATTGTTCGACCTCGCGAACGCCACGATGTCGCGCAGGCCGTTCTTCCACTGCACGTCAGACATGTCCACCAGATTCATGGTGCCCTTCTTGTGGGCCGCAAAATCGCCCGCAGAGCCCTCAGAGAGGTCCGCCTGGATAAACGGGCACTGGCTCCAGTAAGTCCACTCTGCGGGGCGGAACTCAGTCCTGACGACGCCGTAAGCGTGGCCCTTGGCCTCGATAACGTAGCCTCCGCCCTCGTAAACGCCCACGTGGTTGATGCGCTCCGGAGAGGATCCTTTGTAGAGGAGCCTGCCCGGAACGTAGTCGAACGTCCCGATCCTGCCTTTGACCTTGGATGCCGCATACATGCCGGATGCGGACTTATCCTGTGCCGCGTTGTACCTGGGAGCAGCTGTCGGGCTGTCCGACCACAGATACCCTTTGATCAGGCCGATGCAGTCGTGGACCCTCTGGCCGTACTGCCTCGGGAAATCGCTGGCCGTATAGTAGGAAGGGTACTGGCGCTTCTTTGCCGCATGGAGCGAAGCGCTGCCGGTCTGGCCGAACGTGCCCCACCAGTAAGGCTTGCCCAGCTGGGCCCGGGCGTATTCGATCAGACCGCTGTTTGTTTTCGTCATAGTTACCTCCAAATCAAAAGAGGGCAGGCCCCGGAGGGCCCGCCCATGATCTCTTATTCCTTATTGTACGCCGCCGTGGAGATCCCAAGGAGCGCGCCCAGGAAGGCGTCGACAGCTGTGATCGTCCCGACGATCTGCTCGCCGTAGGGCCAGTTCCAGATACCTGCCAGTGCAAAGTACAGAGTGCCGGCTGCCGGCAGCACGATCTGGGCGATGAACTTGAGAATGTCGTATACTTCGTTGGAAAGTCTGAACTTCATGTCGTTTCTCCTTATTTGATGCGGTGCTCACGGGACAGCTCCTGGTAGAGGTCCCGGATGAACTGAGTGTCCTGTTTGATCCGGCCGTTGCGGATCTTGTGCGATTCGCAGAAGGCCTCATACTCTTCCGCCACGCTGAGCACGTGGTCCCATTCTTCGGCCGAGTGCTCGATGCCCTGCCGGCACTCCCTAGCGAAGGTCAGGATCGTCTGCCTGCGCACGTCCGTGATCAGACCGTTGAGGTCCTTCCTGAGGTCGCCCGTCAGCTGATTGCCCAGCCACTTGAAGAGCGCTGACCAGGGGTTCCACTTGACCGGCGCGATCTGGATCAATGACGCCGCGATGAAAAGAATCCACCAGCCGATGTATGTCATGTCTTTGATGTTCCCCAGCTGAGGGAACAGGTCTATTATGGCCATGGGTCAGGGCCCTCCTTTTTAATGAATCGGGCCCGGTTTTCCGCCAGGCCCTTATTACGCTAAATATGCCTTTAGTTGAGTAAACCCGTTAATTTGCCGGAGTAAACTCACCCTTGTAGTACGTGCCAAGGATGTTGCCCTGCGCATCCACAACGTGCCATCCATCAATCTTGCCGGGAGAAAGGGAAGTTTCTGCTCTGCCGCCGTCATAACGGAGAAGGTCATAGTTACCGTCCTTGTCATAGTCGAAGCGGATAACCTCGCCCTTCTTCGTTACATAACCGGGAACGTAGATGGGATAGTCCGGCTCGACAGGATGCTCCAGTACGTAGATACGGTCTTCCAGTTCCTTCAGTTTACTGACAACATCAATCTGTGCAGAATCCTGTGCAGAATCGGCGGCAAGGGTCAGAAGTTCGTCACGTTCTTCCTGCGTAATCTTTCCCTCTACAAAGAGGACATCAAGGCGGCCCTCTAATTCAGAGTAGTTATAAGCGTTTGTGCGAACATAATCGGAAATAGTTTTTACATAATTGATTGCCATTTTAATTACCTCTTTCTTTCTTTAGGCAAGTGCGTTAATCGCTTCTGCGATTTTGCGGTTGATGTACATTGTTGTGTCTGCACGATATTCCACGGATACATTTCCGCAGTCTGCATAAATGTTATTGATGCCAAACATGGATTTGACCTCTGTGGGCGTTAACTGGAATGTCTGCGGCACTTTCATAGGAACGACTAAATATGTGTCATTCACCGCTGCTTTGAAAGAATCCACATCGGTATAGCTTGTACACCTTACGAGGAATGATCCGTTGATGTGTGGCCACAGGACATTGTCATATGTCGAGTATGATCCATTAATGCCATACGGCATAGGTTTGAAGATTTCGCACCATGCCTTAGACGGATCTCCCTCGGCACCTTCTGGGAAAACAAAAGATCTTACCTGAAAGATATTTTCACCTGCGACTTGCAAAGCGTACCACGTAAGGCTTCCGAGGTTCACAATAGCTTTATCTACTGTCAGCACGCCATTCGTCACATCAAGTGTGCCGCCGTAAACGGTCCCCGCTTCGCTAGGGAATGCAACAGAAATGGTTTCGCCGGAGTAGGGTTCATATGTGCCATAGCTTGCATCTTCGGAAATCATAGGCTTAAAAACAAGATTTTCTGCCGCATAGTTTGTTCTCACGGAAGCATCAATGTAAAGGTTGCTTGCACCGTAATACTGAGACAGGTCGGGGATTTGTACACCGTTTCCAGTATCTCGGCAGATTACAGTCCCATCAATAATAAGGTGGATGAGATATGTGTTATACGCACCGTCTTCCGGGCATCCAGCAAGTTTTTTTCCAGAAAGCACATCAAGTAATGCTTTAGACGGATTGTCAACATTGATAATGTCGCAACGTCCGTTGCCGCCTGTTGCTGTTCCGTTTGCGGTGATGGTGCCGTCAGCGTTTACATTATAAGTAACGCTGTTTAATGTGCGGGCCTTTGCTGTAATTTTCAGAACATTTTTCCCACACATTGTAATATTTGCGGTTGTCCGTCCTGTGATGGGCCTGACATTATCCGGGGAAGGGTCACCACTTCCTTCCTGCACAGGCTCGATGCCGACCACAAGGGATTTTACAGTGGCATCCGCACCGTCTGAGAAAGATGCAACAGACCCATCTGCGGTATCGGTGGGATACGCTTCAAGGTTGGTCTTGATACGCTTGTCCAGTTCTGTAATCACCGGCGCAAGCTGTTCGTAAGTTTTACTCATTTACTTCTCCTTTCGCAATGGACAAAAGATTAGTTGCTTCGGTGTCGGTCATAAGGTAGGCAGATGCGTTTTCGGCATAGTGCTGTGCGCTTGTGGCACTTGCCGCCGCCGCCGTTGCGCTTGTCTGTGCGTTGACTGCGCTCTGCTGTGCGGATTCATTGTATTCCTGTGCAGAGGTAGCACTTGCCGCCGCTTCGGTTGCCTTTGTGGTTGCGGTCTGTGCCGCTCTTACCGCATTGGTTTCCGATGTTGCCGCCGCCTGTGCTTTTGCGGTTGCCAGTGTTGCGGATTCAGACGCCGCCGCCGCTTTCTGTGATGCAAGGGTAGCTTTGTCAGTTGCGGTCTGTGCAGAGGATGCCGCCGACTGTGCAGATACGGCAGCTTCAGATGCTTTCGTGCTTGCGGTCTGTGCGGATGCCGTTGCCCCGGTTCCCGCTGTCTGTGCGGTCTGTGCGCTTGATGCCGCCTGTGATGCAGATGCGGAAGCCTGTGATGCTGACTGTGCCGCCGCCGCCTTGCTTGCCAGTGCGCTGTCTGCGCTGTCATGTGCATTGTCGGCATATCCACGGATTTCTGCCCTTATGCCCTCATCAGCAAAGGCCAGTTTCCATACCGTTGTATCCGTAGGCAGAATACCGACTGTTGCCGTTGCTTGAACGTGCCAGTACAGATTCCCGTTATAAAGCACCACATCATTAAGTTCATATGATGCCGATGCCGAATAGTCACCTTTGTATAAGGGAGTGACCCGCCCCAAATCGAAAGTTGCCATATCAGTATGTCACCTCCATATGTCCTTTCTTTGTGAGCTCAAATGATGTGGTTCCAAGCCTGTCGGAATTGGTAATGAGAACGTGTCCGGCATTGTCCATGGAAAACCCCACGAAAGTCATGCCGCCCAAGGCCCCCTGTGCCTGTTCCGCATAGATTTTGGACTTGTCTGCTTCGGACTTCGATTCCTGTGCGGATTCCAGTGCGTTCAGTTCGCTTCTCTGTGCAGTATCCGCCGACTTTGCTGACTGGCTTGCCGCCTGTGCGCTGATATTTGCCGCCATCTGTGCAATGTCAGCATTTACAAGGCTTTCTGCTACCTTTGCTGTGACCAGTGTGCTTAAATCGGTCAGTGTCGCAAGCCAACTATCATACGGGTCGGGAATGGTATCAGAATCATCCAGTGAGTTCAGACAGCTTACTTCAAAGATGGGGGACTTCTTGATTTTTTCATCAACAACATACTTTAACTGAACCGCACCTCTGCCGACTTTTGCGGTGTCGGTTTTTGTGATTGACCATGAAGCAACGCCGTTTTCAATCATCAGCGGAACAGGGTAGGCATCTTTGTCACCATGTCTGAGGACTAACAGGGTAACGCCGCCAAGGCCATATTTATCAATCCACATTTGCAAATTGAAATTTATCTGTGTGACAACGTTCTCTCCCTCATACCCTATCCGTATGACTTTCGCAAAAACGCTGTCAGCATTAAGGTTTAATACGGACATTAGCTACCACCTTTCCCTCTGGCTATGCTAAGGAGCGCTTCGGCTTCAGATATGCTCATGGTAAGGTTATCAACAGCTTCCTCTTGCTGACCTAAACGGCCATTTACTCCAGCAATCGCGTCCCCTGTAGCCTTGGCGTCGGCCGCGGCTCCGGAGATAGAAAGCGTCGGATCAATGGTGGCCAGGCCAGCCCCGATGATCTTATCTTCGATGTACTGCTTATAAGCATCCCACATTTCTTCCGGGATAACTGACTGCTGCTGTGATCCGGAAAGGGATTCCAGGATCATGCCTTTGAATTGCGCCGAATGTGCGATATATCCTGTAACACTGGAAGTCGCATAAAACTGGAATTTGATGTCCTGTACCAGCTGCGTATAAGGTGAATTGACAAGCCAGTAGGGGCCGGGGAGCTGGATCGGCGCCAGCTTCTCCATTTCTCCATCTTCGGTCTGCTTCATCCATACGACCAAATAATAGTTGATCGTCTCCAGAATCTCTTCGTTCTGATCTTCGTAGTTTTCCGGCTCCGGATAATCCACCAGGTTGATACGAAACTGTCCATTATCATGCTGCCTTGAAACCACCAGAGGAGACGGCCATGTCGCGTTCCATTTTGCTATAAGGTTTCTGATCTGTTCTGCCATGCCTTACTCCTTACGTAGATGAAATGTAACTGCACGAGATCCGGAGAGCAGCGCCTGCATTGATCGCTGACCCGGATGCCGTGGATCTTGCCACCCAGATTTCCCCCGAAGGGTTAATGGTCAGAAGGAATTTCACGGTGTCGTTTGCATTCTGGACCCTTGTTACGGTCCGGAGCGGCCTGAATCCTGCAGGTACCGTTCCCACCTTTACGCCGTTCCCGGATGTGGATGAGATCTTCGACGCAGGCTTATACGCACCGAAAAGATTCACCACGCGCCCGAATTTGGCTGCATAAGGCCTCCAGAGATCTGACTGAGAATATGCGGAATACCCCGACTCATACAGGAAATTCTCACTCACATACACCAAGTCAGAGGTCCCGCTGCCGGGACCCGTATAGATGCTGATATAGTCGGACAGGATCGTCAGCTCCGTGCCGTCCGCCCGCTCCTCCGTGGCCCCCGCCGCGCGCAGCGCGGGCAGGGGTGAGGGGATACCGTGCTGCGCCAGCATCTGGAACAGCACAAGGAGAGAATCAACGAACTGTACAAGAAACAACGTGAAGATCTGATTTGAAAATGGAAAAAGAAATGACACCGAATGAAAAAAGACCACAGCAAGACTGCGGAGGTATGTTTACCCAAGTGCAGGCGAGTGTGGAAATACTGTCGCCTGTCCCGGTAAGCGGCAAATGCAGTGAGAAGGACTATGAACGCCTGTTCATCCGCGACCCGGAAGTAAAGGCACGTGAGGGGAAGATGGCGTATGTGCGCCCGGAGTACCACGAGCGTATCATGCGTATCACCCGTGTAATCGGGCATGACCGGCTTACGCTGTCCGCTTACATCGACCATGTGCTGACGCACCACTTCAACCAGTGCGAAGATGCGATAAAGAGCCTTTATGCCCGAAATTACAATTCAGTATTCTAACCAAAAACGGAAGGATATGAATTACACAATCAGCATGACAGACATTCTGCTGGCGGTATCGGTCGGCTGCAACCTCTGGTTCCTGTTCCTGCTCCTTTACGAGCGCATCATGGACACGCGGATTGTCCGCTTCTTCAAGGGCATTGTCGGATTATGGCGGTCACTGGACGGGAATGAGGCTAAACGCATAGCGGCACACGAGGAAGTCCCTGCGGAAAAGGCGGACATCATCGGCAAGAGCCGTTTCAGGATGGCATCCACCCGGACAACCGCTGCCATACCGACGCAAGAAGCCGCCACTATTGAAAAAGGCATTGAGCTGTCGGAGGAAGAGGCTACTTTTGACGACGGAAAAACGGGAAACGCATCCCGCCCGGCACAAGTCCCGGAGGAAAAACTCGATGAGACCTTCACGAGCATACCGCCGGAGGAACTGGGATACGGGGACGACGAACCGGAAGAGGACGCCTCGGACACGCC